TTATAGCTGTTCCAGTTGCGCGATATGCTGTTCGGCAGTAGCCAAAATCGCCTGTTTAACCGACTCCTCAGTGTTATCCCAAGTGCGGTACAGCATGGCGATGCGTGGATTATGGGTGAGCTGCGCGCGGTGTTTATCCATAAAGCGCCAATACAGGCTGTTTAACGGGCAGGCTGATTTGCCGCTACGTTCTTTTATCTTGTAATGACAACTGCCGCAGTAATCACTCATTTTATTGATATAACTGCCGCTTGCGGCATAGGGTTTAGTGCCGACGATGCCGCCATCGGCGAATAGCGCCATGCCGCGAGTGTTGGGCATTTCGACCCACTCAATCGCATCCACATACACGCCTAAGTACCATTTATCCACCTCATCAGGGGCGATTTCGGTCAATAAACAAAAGTTGCCAATCACCATTAAGCGTTGAATATGATGGGCATAGGCAAAATCCAGTGACTGAGATAAGGCATGGCGCAGGCAGTTCATTCGAGTCTTGCCATGCCAAAAGTAGTCGGGCAGCTTGCGCGTGGCCTCGAGGGCATTAATGCTGGCGTAGTTGGGCATATTGGCCCAATAGATGCCGCGCACATATTCACGCCAGCCGAGGATTTGCCGAACAAAGCCTTCGACCTGGGCTATCTCAATAAAAGGATTGGCATGATAGTGCTCAATTACCGCATTGATCACTTCTAATGGGCTGATAAGTTTGGCGTTTAAGCTAAAGGACAGCCGACTATGGTACAGGCTCCACTGCGCCGGATGTTGCTGGGTCATCGCATCTTGAAAGCGGCCAAAGGCGGGCAGGCAATACTCACAAAAATGTTTTAGTAATTCGAGGCTTTGTGCACGGTTTATCGGCCAGAGTAAATGCGTATCCGCCTTGCCCATAGTATTAATCCCATGGCGCGTAAGGCGCTCGAGAATATTTTGCACATTATGGCCAAACATCAAGGGTGTAGGTAAAGATTTGATATCTTGGGATTTAAGCTTTTGCCTGTTGCTCGCATCAAAATTCCACTGCCCGCCAACGGGCTTGCCATCCGTCATTAAGATATTGAATCTTTTGCGCATGCGCCGATAAAAATGCTCCATCAACCTGTGTTGCCCTTGGGGGAATTCCCGATCAATCTCGGCAAAGGGCAATAAAAAGTGCTCGGTATCGACGCAATTCACCATGGCATTGGCAAACTTAAGCTGGCTTAATTGCACGAAGAGTCGATATTCGTCAGGCCGTTGATATTCAAACTTAATCGCGCCAGTTTCGGCGACAAAATACTGTAGCAGTGCGTTGAGATCGGCAAAGTCTTGGGTATCGTCAAGGGTGAGGTAACGCACTTGATGCCCCGCCGCACCAAGCTCGCTGGCAAACTGCGCCATAGCGCTGAAAAACGCGCAAATTTTTTGCACATGGTGAGTCACATAGGTGTTTTCTTGATGCAATTCTGCAATTAAATACAGTACCTTAGGATCGGCTTGCTGATACCAAGTATGTTGGGCATTAAGCTGATCGCCTAAAATTAGCCTGACCGTATGGAAGTGCTGTGATTGCTGCCGTAATTGCATTAGGTGGACTCTGGTGGATGGTATTTGCAATTGAGGATTACGATGATATGGGTAGTTGGGATCAATCTGAAGGTTGCTTTACAAGGGTAGTTTTATCACTGTATAGACTCTTAAATAATGATCAGAAACCAATTAAATCGAGATTAGATAAAATTTGGCCTGAATAAATGAGATCGATTGAGGAATGGCGCGGGTTTGCTGGTGGATTTGTCCTGGCTACCGCGCCTTTTTTGATCCTAGTGTGTGCGATCTCAATTTTGATCAATGGCGATCCAATTTAGCCAAATGACGCTAAAAAAGTGATCACAGTGATTTAAACCCATGTGACGTTTAAAAGAGGTTTAAATCTTAATCCCCAATATCCTTTGAGATGTGCACTACCTGACCAACTACATGGAAGTTGTGTTGCTCCGTCTTAGGCACTTCGATTGGCGGGTATAAAGGGTTATCACTCAATAAAAGCCAAGCGTTTGGTTTAACCTGGACACGTTTTACCCATAGCTGGTTATCACTGCGTATCACATAGATATTGCCATCGGTCAGCTCGGTGCGCTGCGTGTTGATAAGCAAAGTGTTGTTATTGCTTATGATGGGTTCCATGCTATCGCCCTTGGCCCATACTATAACTAAGTCCTTTTCGGCAAAACCGCGCCATTTAAGCCAACGCTTTCTAAAAGCTAGATGACGACTAGGCTCAATGTCATCCGAACCTTCACTTCCCCAGCCAGCGGATACTTGTATGCTATAGCCAGGTATCAAGGCAAACTCAGATAGAAAGTCTCTATTAGCTACATAGCCACCGCAAACCCCTTCAGTGACTTGATGCTGATAGGGTTGCTCAATCTCATTGAGATACTTCGGTCCATCTCCTGTCGCTAACCATAAAAGATTAACCTTGCCAACTTTAGCAATGGAAACAATCGGCTCAATCGTGGGCTGGCTTGTATCTGCAATGTAACGATGCAGCTGCGATTCAGAAATCCCCGCCATATTTGCGAGTCTTTTTTTGCCGCCAACCATATCTGCAACTTCTGATATGCGAGTCCCTATAGTAGAACTCGAAACGGAACCAAGTTCCTTTTCCATTATTAGATACCGTAAATAGTGATTATTCTTTTGTAAGCAATGGCTTAGTGTATAACTCCCCTAAATTGTTCACATAAGACAATCGGAACTGCCATATATGAGTTGATAGTCTCTCATATATGCGTTATTGTTTAGCTGTCAGATTAAACTAAACGCATAAACGGAACGACTAACTTTAGAGGCAAAAAAATATGCGTCAGCAAAAAGACTCACCACGCATAAAAACAGACTGGCATAGGGCAGATATTATTGCCGCCATTCGTAAACAAGGCACCACATTAGCAGCGGTTGCTCGTGAACATAGCCTTGCATCAAATACCTTACAAAATGCTCTTCGCGTTTCTTGGCCTAAAGGTGAACGCATTATTGCCAATGTGATTGGCGTAGCACCAGAAGATATCTGGCCAAGTCGTTATCCACATCCTAACAAGTCTATCAAAAGTAATGTTAGCACAAATGATTGTGTAAACGCACAAAGGGAGGTCGCATGAATTCATTTATGTTCACTCCGCTTTCATATCAGCACCCGATCAATGGTAGTCAGGCGATCGCTTCTTTCATAGCAGCAAGATCTGGCTTTGTTTGGAACACCTCTTTAAAGGCATAACCCAATGAGTAGACGCAACTGGAAAAAGGTACGAGCCAATAGCCTGCGCCATGCAATGGAGCTGTGCTTAGAGTTTGCTCGCGAAAAACAAAACCTTTCAGTAGACCGCGTTGCCGATCTGATGGGGTTACCTAGTAAATGGACACTCTATAAGTGGCTTGAGAATGGTCGCATTCCTGCCGTATTGATCCGCCCTTTTGAGCATGCCTGTGGTGCGGATTATATGACCTTGTATATCGCAACCTCTAGCAACCGACTTGTTATCGATATTCCCAGCGGCCGTAAGGCGACCAATGCCGAAGTCAACGAACTACAAGGCTCATTTAGTGAAGCTATGGGTTTACTGATCCGTTTCTACCAAGGACAAAGTGCCGCTTCTGACACTATTAATTCGCTAAATAATGTTATGGGCGGTATTGCGTGGCATAGCGAAAACGTTCGTAAAACAGAAGCCCCAGAACTATCGCTGTTTGGAGGGGATGAAGAATGATGGATTTATGGATTACAGCTAAGGAAGCCGAAGGACTTCCTGAATTTCCAAACACAGAACGTGGCTGTAGAAAAGCACTAGATAGACTCGCTGAAGGATCACCTGAGAAATATCGTAAAAGGATAGGCACTAAAGCGACTGAATACCACCTTAGCTTGCTACCTCCCGCCGCTAAAGCCAAGTTGCTTGCACAGCAAGGCAAAATTGAGCTTAACGGTACTGTGCTGAATGCCCCAAAACCTAAAGCCGCGCGGGAACGTTACGATGCCGCTAGCCTGTGGCAATTGTGGGAACGTGCGGGTGAACATGCGCAATCTGTCGCTAAAAGTAAACTGGCCTATGTCAGTGCCTTTTATGCGTTAGTGGAAACAGGTACCAACAAAATGGCGGCTTATGAGCATATCGCCGCTGAGTTTGGTGTCGCTGTACCAACCTTGCGCCGCGACTGCAAAAAGGTAGAAGGCTTTGATAAAGCCGATTGGGCACCGCAACTGCTGACCAAAAACAAAATATCAGCCATGAATAATGCCTTAAACCGTTTAGCGCCCGTGAGTGATGAGGCATGGGCTTGGTTTAAAACTGATTACCTACGGGAAGAACAGCCTAACTTTGCTACTAGCTATTACCGCTTAATTGAAATGGCAGCAAAGCGCGAATGGCAAGTGCCATCGGCAGATAGCCTTAAACGCCGTTTAGATAAAGAAGTGCCGCACGAACATCAAGTATTACTGCGTAAAGGTCAGCATGCGTTAATGACGCTCTATCCCGCGCAACAACGTACCGTGCTGGATATTGAGGCAATGGAGTGGATCAACGGTGATGGCTATCAACACAATGACTTTGTTGCATGGCCTAGCGGCGAAATTATCCGTCCTAAAACATGGTTTTGGGCTGATATTCGCACTCGTAAGATCCTTGGTTGGCGCACTGGTGTATCCGAAAACACCGATACCATACGCCTATCCTTAATGGATGTGATCGAAAAATATGGCATCCCCAAACATATCACCATAGATAACACCCGTGCCGCCGCAAACAAGTGGATCACAGGCGGTGTGCCAAACCGTTATCGCTTTAAAGTTAAGCCCGATGATCCGATGGGATTGATCCCCATGCTTGGTATTCAATTGCATTGGTCAAGTGTGATTTTTGGTAAAGGCCATGGTCAAGCCAAACCGATAGAACGCGCCTTTGGTATCGGCGGTTTAGGTGAGTTTGTCGATAAGCATATCGCTTTTGCTGGTGCCTATACAGGGCCAAATACCAGCGCTAAACCCGATAACTACGGCAGTAAAGTGATCTCTTATGAGGAGTTTATCCAACGCTTAGCAGAAGGTGTTCAAACCTATAACCAACGGCCAAACCGTGAAACCGAAGTATGTCGCGGCATTATGTCGTTTGATGAAGCCTTTGCTGCTAGCTATCAAAATGCCACGGTTCGCAAAGCCACTAGCGAACAAAAACGCATGCTGCTACTGAGTGCCGAAGCGGTACGCGTCAGCAGTCAAGCCACCATAGTGTTAAACGCAGGTGGTGCCGTTGCCAGTCGCAAAAACCGTTATCACCATGAAGCCTTATACAACTATATCGGCCAAAAGATCGTCGCCCGTTTTGACCCCGATAACCTGCATAAAAATGTAGTGTGTTACACGCTGTCAGGCTTACTGATCTGTGAGGCGACTTGTATTGAAGCCGTTGGCTTTGGTGATACCGATGCCGCCCGTGAACATACTCGCCAGCGTACCCAATTTGTTAAAGCCAACAAACTCGCCGCCAAAGCGCATAAACGCATGAGCAACCTTGAGGCCGCCGAGCTAATGCGCGGGGTTGAGTCCGAGCCGCCATTAACACCAGCAGCCACCGAGATGGTGCATATCCGCCACGGCAATACCGTGCGCACTGTCGCCGCCCAGCCTTTAGCCCAAACAGAAAGTGAAAACTTTGAAGAAGCCTTTGCACTAGGCGTATCGGCACTGTTTGCCGAGAAAAATAAAAACCGACTTTAACACCCGTTTAAACCCAAGTTAATTACGACCAAAAGGAAAAAAATGATGAACAAGGTTGTCAGTATTTCTCAATCAGAAATCCAACGCTCACAACAGCAGCCAGACCAACAGCAGCAGGTTATCGACGCAGTAAAAGCGATGATCGACGGCAAAAAAGTCACCCAAGCTAAATTGGCTAAAGAGATCGACGTGAGCACTAGCGTGATCAGTCAATATCTCAACGGTAAATATGATGAGCAAGGTGGCGATGCGGCAGGAGTAACCGAAAAGCTTAGCGCCTGGTTAGCACTGCAAAACCACCGTGCCACAAACCCTGTTGCACCGAAGTTTGTGCAAACCCAAACCGCCAATCAAATCCATACTGCCTTGGCCTATGCCCATGCTGCCGAGTGTATCAGCGTGGTATTTGGAGCCTCTGGCGTGGGTAAAACCACCGCAGCGAAACACTACGCTAACGATAACCCCAACGTATGGATGATCACTGCTTCACCAAGCGCATCCAGTCTTAGTGAATGCCTGTATGAACTGGCATTAGAACTGGGTATGGATGATGCACCACGTCGCAAAGGCCCGCTGGCTCGCTCGATTAAACGCCGTTTAACGGGCACAGGTGGACTGGTGATCATCGATGAGGCGGATCATTTGGATTACGCCACGCTCGAAGAACTGCGCATTTTGCAGGAGCAAACCCAAGTAGGCATGGTGCTGGTTGGTAATAACCGCGTTTATGCCCAACTGACTGGCGGCCGCCGCAATGAAGATTTTGCCCGCTTGTTTAGCCGTATTGCCAAAAAAGTCGGCATTCACAAAGCCAAGAAAAACGATGTAACCGCCATCGCCACTGCTTGGGGCATTCACGGCGACAGCGAACGCGCATTGATGACGCAAATATCCGAACGCCCAGGTGCGCTGCGCCTACTTAACCAAACCCTACGCCTAGCCGCCATGATGGCCAGCGGCAGCAATAGCGCCATTGGCGTTAGCCATTTACGTGCCGCCTTTAAAGACCTTGAAGGCGTGGAATAACACCATTACCTAACCCGTTTCAGCATAAGCAAGGAGCAAAACATGAGACACCAAAACCCTAAATTCGATGTGATTAGTGCGCTGCATTTACGCGGTATGAAGGTAGTTCACTCAGGCGTGAAAGTTGTGCAAATCGACAAGCCGAGTGCCGATTTTCGCCGCATGGCTGTGGACATTATCGAGAACATAAAAGGCATTCGTCGCCGTTGTATGGCGGTGCAATTTCACGGCGTTACCGTGCGCTGGGAGGAGTAATCCATGGCCAAGCTAATTATTGAAATTAACGATGGTGAAGTGGGAAACACTACAGGCATTCAAGTGGAAATGAAGTTAGAAGTTTCTAAAAAAGGCCAGCGAACATTGTCGGATGCCGTTGTTGCGAGCCTTGCCAAGAGCATGGAGTACATCCTGCCTGAAATAACAAAAGATATGGTCGAGCTAACTGGCCGCAAGGTGATGAATACGGAATTAAAGAAAGACCAAACTCTTTCAGAAATGCTGGCAGCAGCCCAAAGAAAAGCACATTAATTAAGGAGTTAAATATGGCTACAAAACCTAAAAGAATTAAAGCAGCTGCGGCGCTATATGTGCCACAGAGCAAACAAGATGTGACCTGTGATATCCGCAAAATTGGCGACTTACAACGCGAAGCACTGCGCTTAGAAACACAAATGAATGACCAAATTGCAGCGGTTGCAGAGGCGTATTCCCCACAACTAGAAGCAATAAAGAAAGATCTTGGGGTATTAACTGCGGGAGTCCAAAGCTGGTGTGAGTCGAATCGTGATGAACTGACTAAGGGCGGAAAAACCAAGACTGCAAATCTTATCACGGGTGAAGTGTCATGGCGTATGAGACCGCCATCGGTATCTATTCGCGGTATCGATACTGTGTTGGAAAACCTCAAGTCTCTCAAGCTTGACCGTTTTATCCGGACTAAAGAAGAAATCAATAAAGACGCCATTTTAGCCGAGCCGAAAGCCGCCGCAGGCGTGGCGGGGATCACCATTAAGACAGGGATTGAAGATTTTGCGATTGTCCCATTTGAACAGGACGCGGGGGTGTAATTATGGCGATCACAAAAGAGCAATGGCAACAGCTTGAAACGGAAATGGCGGGATTAATGGTAAATATTAGTTTCAGTTATCAAGGACATGAATTAACTATCAGGCGTTGTCGCGACGGTGAATCTAAAACCGTTTTAGCCGTTTTTATTGATAGTTCTATTGATGAGCAATGGTTTACACAGGTTGAAAATTTAACTGAAGATGCGCCCAAAATTTTACCAGAGGTTTGGTGCCATAGAACCATATCGCGATACAAGCCAAAGGATATTGCAGAGATAGAGAAGATCCTCGGCAAGCGTAAAGCGAAAAAAGAATATCCCAACTTACATGACAAATTGGTTTGGCTTTCACCTTATTACTCTAAAGCTTCGGTGCTCTGCCGCCAGTTTAAAAAGTTAAAAGGTTTGGAAGTGACTAAAGCTGATTGCTTAGCCCTGACGATGAATCTGAGTTAACCGTAAGCGAAACCCGCCTCAGTGATGGGGCGCGGTCTATCCAGCGTAGTGGCTGGGTACTGATGAGCAGCTAATAAAAAGAGTAAAGATGAATGACCCCCTACGCGAAACGCTTACTCAAATATGCCATTGCAAATTGTTCATTACGGCTCGTTCGTAAAGGCAAAACTGAAGAAGAGTTGGAGGCAGAAAAAGAACAATGGGCGATCAATTTTCTTAACGGGGCATTAGGTCTTAGTTGGCCGCAGCGTAAAGGCCAGCCCAAAGCTGTTCGCGTAATCGTAACGACAACCGATGAGGATGACGAATAATGCTCGACACTAATCAACAAACCCCTGCGCCAGTCGCTCAACGTAAGAAGCGTCTAATTACCTTAATCAATGTGGCCAAGGGATCATTGCAGCTCGATGAGGCTATCTACCGCGCCATGTTAAAAGATGCCACAGGCAAAGACTCGCTGCGTGCCATGACCTTACCCGAGCTAGAGCAGGCGCTCGAAGTGTTTAAACAAAAGGGCTTTAAACCCACGTTAAACATCCATAAAAAGCGCCGTTTAAGCCCAGCAGCTGGCAGCAGTAAAGTGGCCTCAATCGATAAAATTCGCGCTATTTGGATCACCATGGGCCACCACTTAGTGATCCAGGATAACAGTGAGTCGGCGCTCGATGCCTATGTGCGCCGTATGACGCTTCGCAGTCAAAACAAGGGCGTAGATGCAACCGCCTGGTTAACTGAGGATCAAGCCTACAAGGTATTAGAAAGCCTTAAAAACTGGCATAAGCGAGTGTTAATCGAGCGCATTATTGCCCGTGGTGAACGCTTAAAAATGAATGAGCGCGGCACCCGCCCAGCCAGCTACGATGAAATCGTCGCCCAATATGAAGGCCATGGCCGCAGCGCACTACCCACGGATCTTGAGGTCAGTAAATGAAATACGGTGATGAGTTAGTACTCGAAATACTAAAAAAAGAGTTTCGTCGCCAGTGTTCGGCAACTGAAAAAGCTAAAGCGGCTTGCCAAGAAATAATTAGTGCCCCCTCTGAATTAATCAAGTTACGTCAACAAGCGAACGTTGTTTTAAGTAAGGGAAACTTCACGCAGAAAGGGCTTGAGCAGCTGGAGGAGTTAGCAAAACGTGAAAAAAATCTTGTGAATATTATGAAAAAAGATCTCGTTAAATTGATGGATAAGGAATCCGAGACAGAGAATTTACGGGATGAACTAGCAAGAGAAATCAGTAAGTTGGAATTTAGGATTGGGATGCGTAATGGAGGTTCTCATTCATGAAGTTGTGCCGTTGCCCTGTGTGCCACACCACTATTCATCTTGATGCCATGGTAAATGACGAGGCCGCGCGCGAGCTGCTGGGGATTCTTGCCCCCATTGATGGCGCAACAGGCCGCGTATTGATGAACTATATCGCCCTGTTTCGTCCAGCCAAAAGCGATCTGAGCTTTAGCCGTGCCTTGGTATTAGTTAACGACACCTTAGCACTCACCACTAATCGTGACTGGTTACGAGCTGCGCTAGAAGAAACCGTAACCAAGCTGCGCGCCGCAAGGATTGAGGGGCAGCACCGCCAGCTGACAAACCATAACTATCTAAAAAAAGTACTCGAAAGCATTAGCCTACACGCAATAGCACCCGTCGCTGTGCATGTCGCTAATGCCAAGCCAAGCATTGAGATCACCAGCTATGGCCGCCCAGAAAGCCTTGCTGAAACTAAGGCGAAATTTGACGAGCAAATGGCAAGATTTAAAGCAAATGCTAAAAAGTCCAAGCCCATGGATCGCGGAGGTAACGATGAAGCCTAACTTCGATAACCAACAGGATAACCAGCTCGATTTGCTCGCGACCAATGCCGCCGAACTGGAACAAGCATTGGCTGCCTTAAGTGAGCTTAAAGACGATGAACGTAGCGACTTTATTCACCGTTGGCCCTCTACGTTGCAAAGCCTGAGCGCATTAATGCAAGTGACATTAAAAAAGCATGGGGTAAGTAATGCTGATCGTATCAGTGAGGATTTAGCCACAGGCTTAAGTCTCTATTTTGGCGGCCGTGATATGTATATCCCCAATGGCGAAAGCCTTAAAAAAGCGCTACGGGATATCAAGATTTGGAACGAATTTAAGGGTAATAATTTGGAACAATTAAGCCGCGACTATGGTTTAACAGAGCGTAGGATCAGCGAGATTGTGGCCGAACAGCGTGCCGCCTATGTGGCTAGAAAGCAAAGACGGTTGTTTTAATCTTATGACTTAACGTGTTAAGTTGTGCGGGTTTAGTAAGTGTATTTTAAGGGAGTTTGAAATGATATTTAAAAACATAAAGTTAGCACTTGCTGTATTAGTTGTGATAGGACTTACCGCATGTGCAAGTTCAAGAATGACCACAGGGGTTAATTTTGATGAAAAACAAATTACTCATATTAAAAAAGGTGAAACCACTACTGAGCAATTAGTGTCACTATTGGGCCAGCCATTCAATAAAAGTATTATTGATGCCAATAGTGAAAAATGGGTTTATCTCTATACAGATGTTACTTCAAAAGCCCAAAGCTACGTATTTGCAATGAAGGTAAATACAACAGGGGTTAAGAAACAGTTAGAGGTTTTAGTGGAAAAAGATACCGTCACAAATTACACCTACACTGAGGCTCCATTGGGTGATCAACTCAATGTTAATAACTAGCTAGACAATCCCGAAACCTTTCCAATCCGCTCCAAACCCTTAAGCCGAGACAATGAACCCATGTTCACTGTCTCGGTTTTTTTATGGCCTTTGTTACCCACAACAACTATCGCAGCGGCGTTAACAGCATGCCGATTGCGAACGCGCGACCTAAGCGCATCTCAAATCGAGTCTATCGGCAGTGCGCTTTAGACGGCTTTAATGCACGTATCAAAGCCGAGCTAGCAGGTAATGTGCCTGCCGTTCCTCCCCTTTATAGCCACAGCGCCACCCGCCAGAGTTATTACTCCCAGGGCTGGCATAGCGTCACCTATCTGCACGTATTGAAAGCAAAGGAAAAAGCCCGCGAAGAACGCAAAGCACAAGCTATAGAGGTGCCGAATGAACAGTAAACTCAAGGCATTTTTAATGGCCGCAGGCTTAAGTTCGGCTGCGATTACTGGCGCACAGCTTACCGATAAATGGGAAGGCAATAGCCTAACGGTTTATGTCGATGCCGTGGGCGTACTTACCGCCTGCCGTGGCCATACAAGTAAAGACTTGAAGCTTGGGCAAACCTTTACCGAGCAGCAATGCATGGAGATTTTTGCCAAGGATATCGCCAAGGAAGATAAGCAACTGCTCAGCCTCACCGCACCTGTAAAGCTCACCCACAGCGAGCACGCCGCTTATTTATCGTTTTTGCATTGGGCGGGATACGGCAACTTTGCCAGCTCAACCCTACGTAAAAAGTTACTTGCAGGGGATCGTGTAGGTGCCTGCATGGAACTAACCCAAGCCTGTTCTACCAACCCACAAACGGGTGAGCGCGTTTGCAATGGTTGGACGTATGGCACCCGCCTAGGTGTCAAAGTGCGCCTAAATGGACTGATTAAACGCCGAGCCGAAGAGCAAGCCATTTGCTTATCCGAACTCACAGCCGGAGGGATAACGCAATGACGCCCGCCCAAATTAGTACCGCCATTCAATGGCTAATCGTGTCGCTTTTTGTGGCAGTGCTTTGCTTAGCTCAATACCAATTAGCGACAACAAGAAACCAACTTACCCAAGCGCTAGCGGATAAATCAACGTTGCAAACCGATGCGGATAACTTGGCGGAAAGCTTGCGTAAATCCAATGCCGATAGGGCCGCATTAGCGGCTGAATCAGAGCAGCTTGCCCTGCAATTACAGCAAGTCTCGCTGCAAAAGGCAGAGCTAATAGGTCGCCATCACGCCCTTAAAAATCAACTCAATCAACTGTTGCAGGACACTACCAATGAAGATGCTAAAGCATGGCGCGATGCTCATGTGCCTAATGATGTTGTGCGCTTGCTCAGCCACGCAGCCGATTGTGCGCAACGTGCCCGTTTACACGACAGCCTATGTGTTGCCGCCCGTAGTACTGATGCGCGAGTGCCAAGTGACCCAAGTGCCACACCCCGTGCTCCAGTGCCTACTGACGCAGCAAATAGTGTGCCTAGCCAATCCCGCAATGGCCGAGCTGATGCTGTCTCTGATCGCTGACTTGGGGCAATGCAACCTTTACTGGCAAGCCATACACGATTGGCGGCAACGGCACCAAGCAGACCAAACAAAATAAGGAACCCCATGGATAAACCTGATTGGGCGAGCACGATGGAAACCCGCGAGCGAGATGCTTGCATTGATGCCGCCCGCCATAAACAACAGCCTCAGGGCAATGGCATTTGCATTGATTGCCATGAGGCGGTGGAGCCAGAACGACGCACAGCCCAGCGCTGTATTAGTTGCCAACAGGATGAAGATAAGCGCCAAAAGCAGCGCTATGGGACGCGTTTATGATCGAATCGTTATTTGAATTTTTCGGCAAGTACTGGGGCTTTATTGGCAGCGTGATTAGCGTGTTCTGCGCCCTGTTAATGGCGTGGTTTAGCACTCGCTTTACCCCACGCATCGAGCACGACAAGGTCGTCCAAGCGGTGGCCGAAATCGACAAGCGCCTAAGCGAAACCGAAATGGTATTGGAGTACATACCGACCCGTCCAGAGTTCCATGATCTCGATAAAAACCTAGCGGGCTTAGTTGAACGGCTTGGCTCAATGGAACAGGGCATTAACCGACTCGAAAAAAAGACCGACATGCTTCTCGAAAACGAACTGAAAGGAGGCCATTAATGGCGATGCAGCAAATTATCAATGAGCACCAACGCCTAGTGGTGCTTCGATTACTGACCGAGGCGGGAGCCTTCGCACTCAATGAGTCCATCTTACAAGATGGCTTGATTGCCTATGGCCTCGATATTAGCCGTGACACGTTAAAGGTGCAGCTCGCGTGGCTGGCCGAGCAAGGGCTGATTAAAACTGAGCAAGTGGGCAAAGTGACCACCGCCACCCTAACAGGTCGCGGCCAAGATGTAGCCACAGGCCGCGCAACAGTGCCAGGCGTTAAGCGTCCACGGGCGGGAGAATAGCCATGGCCGTTAAACCGTTAACCGCTGGCCAAAAGAAAGTGCTTTATCACTTAGCCCTGAGTTTGGTTGCCGCCAACCTAGAAAGAGAAGTGCTCAAGCCCATGTTGGAAAAAGAGGGCAAGCAGTATATCGAAGGTGACTTTCGTAAAAAGTACTTAGCCAAAATGCCCCAATGCGCACAGGCCGAGAGAGCACTGCAAAAGGCCATGGCTCAAGCCAATACCGATATTGCTGATTCATTGAAGCTTTCTAAAGGAGCTGACAATGGCAAATGAAACCCGAGGCCGCCGCTCTAAAGTGGATTTGCTGCCTGCCAATATCCGTAAGCGCCTCGATGCAGGGCTGCGTGATGGCTCGATTCAGCAAATTGATCTGCTTAATGAAATCAATGCCCTGATTAAAGCCGCAGGCTTACCAGAAGAACAGTTGCTTTCCCGCGCGGGTATTAATCGCTATGCCACCAAGATGGAGGCCGTGGGTAAATCCTTAAGGGAAATGCGTGAGATCACCCAAGTGTGGACGGCTGAATTGGGCGATAAACCCACGGGTGAAGTCACTAAGCTGATCCTTGAAATGGCGCGTTCACAGCTATTTAAAGCCCTGTTAAACGAGTCTGAAACGGGCGAAGGTGCCGACGTTGGCATGATTAAAGATGCCATGTTAGCGGTGCAGCGTTTGGAGTCTGCCGCCATGGCTAGCCATAAGCGCGAGAAAGAGATCCGCCAAGCTTTTGCCGCCGAGGCCGCCAATGCCGTGACGGAAGAACTACGCGGTGAAGATGGGATGAGTGAGCAGCTCGAAAGCAAAATCCGCCAAATTCTATTAGGGAAAGCATAATGGCGAAATCAGGCTTGCATCTAACACCTATCACCAGTCCACGCAAAATTGATCTAGCCGAAGAAATGGCGCTGGCGGGTGTCGATGTACCGCAAGAGATTGTTGAGGCGCAGCCCGCCAACGAACCCGTGTTTTTGCCTTATCAGCAACGCTGGTTTGAAGATGAAGCGCAGATCATGATTGCCGAGAAAAGCCGCCGCACCGGCTTAACTTGGGCCGAGGCTGGACGTAACGTTATCAAAGCCGCCAAACCGCGCCGCCGTGGAGGTTGTAATACCTTTTACGTTGGCAGCAAAAAAGAGATGGCGCTGGAATATATCGCCGCCTGTGCGCTGTTTGCCCGTGCGTTTAACCAACTCGCTGAGGCAGATGTTTACGAACAAACCTTTTGGGATAGTGAGAAAAAAGAAGAAATTCTCACCTATATGATCCGCTTCCCCAAGACGGGGCGGAAAATTCAGGCGCTCAGTTCGCGCCCCTCTAACCTACGTGGTTTACAAGGCGATGTGGTTATCGATGAGGCCGCCTTCCACGAGTCTTTAGAAGAACTGCTAAAGGCCGCGCTAGCGTTAACTATGTGGGGCAACAAGGTTAGATTAATCAGTACCCACAATGGCGTGGATAACCTCTTTAATAGCCTGATTAATGATGCCAGAGAGGGCCGCAAAGACTATAGCATTCACCGTATTACCTTAGATGATGCCATTGCTGATGGCTTATATAAGCGTATCTGCTATGTCACAGGCCAAACATGGACTCCCGAAGGTGAAATTGCCTGGCGCGATGGGCTATATAAAAACGCCCCCAATAAAGAAAGCGCCGATGAAGAATATGGCTGTGTGCCGAAAAAGTCTGGTGGTACCTATTTAAGTCGGGTGCTGATTGAAACGGCGATGGTGGCCGATCGTTCTATCCCTATCTACCGTTTTGAAGCGCCTGAAAACTTCATGAGCTGGACGCCAGAAATGCGCGAAGCCGAAGTGCACGATTGGTGCGAGCAGCATTTAAAACCAGAACTGGCCAGACTCAATCCCGATCATAACCACTCATTTGGTGAAGACTTTGCTCGCCGTGGCGACTTAACCGTGTTTGTGCCTTTGGCCATTAAACCCGATTTAAGAAAGCGCGCTCCTTTTGTGGTGGATCTGAGGGACACCACCTACGAGCAGCAAAGACAGGTGATGTTTTACATCTGCGATCGCTTACCAAGGCTTGTGGGTTTGGCGTTTGATGCCACAGGTAACGGCGGCTATTTAGCCGAGCAAGCCGCGCTGAGATACGGCACTGAAATGGTTGACCAAGTGAACCTGTCACAGAGCTGGTATCACGAGTGGATGCCAAAAATGAAGGGGGAGTTTGAGGCATTTAACCTTGAGATCCCCCGTCACCAAAGCGTGCTCGATGACTTACAGCATATCAAGTTAGTTAATGGTATCCCCTCGATCGATAAAGGTCGTAAGGCTGACTTAGAGTCAAACAATAGCAAAGGCAAGCGCCATGGTGACTTTGCCGTTGCCCTGTGTATGGCCGTTAGGGCGTCATATATGGAGGGCGGCGCCATCGAATTTACCGCCTTACCTAAATCCGCTAGCCGCTGGGACGGTAATGGCAATAGCCGCGATTATAACCACCACGCTGATGAAGATAGTGATTATAGCGTGTCGACTAAAGGAGGCTGGTAATGGCCACGCCAGAGCAAATTAAACAACGGCTGGGGCGTGCAAACCCCGCCTTAAATAATCAACAAACCGACCGTGCCCAAGTGGGCTTTATTCGTAAAGAGTGGGCTGAGCACCCTACCAGTGGGCTAACCCCTGCGCGATTAGCAGCGATTATGCAGGATGCGGAATATAACAATCTCACTGCCCAGTTTGATCTGGCCGATGATATTGAAGAAAAAGACGCCCATATCATGGCCGAACTGCAAAAGCGCAAGAATGCGCTGCTGGGTAAGGCATGGCAAATTGTGCCTCCCCCAAACGCTAGCAAGGACGAACAGCGTGATGCGGATATGGTCACCGATGTGATTAACGGCATCCCCGATTTTGAAGATTTGATCCTCGATATGGGCGACGGCATTTTACGCTGTGTCGCTAATAGCCAAATCCATTGGGAGCAAGATGGCAGCATTTGGTATCCAAATAAGTTTGAGTCTATCCCCGCACGGCGGTTTACCGTGGATGATAACAACCGCAATAAAGTCTTACTGCGCCTTGATGGTGGCGGTAAGGAGGAACTTTGGCCACTGGGCTGGGTACAACATACCCATAAAGCCAAGTCGGGCTATGTGGCGCGGGCAGGCCTAGTGCGTGTATTGGCGTGGCCCTTCCTGTTTAAGAACTATTCGGTTAGGGATCTTGCCGAGTTTTTAGAAATCTATGGCCTACCACTACGTCTAGGTAAATACCCTAATGGTGCCAGTAAGGAAGAAAAGGCCACCTTGCTGCAAGCTATTATGAGCATTGGCCATAACGCGGGCGGAATTATCCCCAAGGGGATGGAAATTGAGTTTAAGGATGCAGCCCGTGGTGCGAGCGACCCCTATATGGCCATGCTAGATTGGGCAGAACGCAGCCAATCTAAGGCCATTTTAGGTGGCACACTCACCAGCCAAGCGGATGGTAAGAGTTCAACCAATGCCCTTGGTAATGTGCATAACGAAGTGCGCGAAGAATTGCTGCTCTCAGATTTGCGCCAAATTGCCTCCACCTTAACTCGCGATCTTGTGTGGCCCTTGGTGATGATGAATGGCACCACCTTTGGCCATCCTCGCCGCCGTGCCCGCTTAGTGTTTGATACTCAGCAAGCCGAAGATTTAGTGCAGTTTAGCCAAGCAATACCCTCACTGGTGAACGTAGGTGCAAAAATCCCGAGCGCCTGGGTAAATGAAAAGCTGCGCATTCCTATGCCCAAAGAAGGTGAAGCGGTATTGGGTTCGAGTGGTAACTTGCCTATGGAACAAAACGGACAGGCCACAACTGGTGCAGACTCAATCCAGCAAACCGCACTGAACGGTGCTCAAATTAAGTCACTTAGTGAAATTATCACGCAACTTAATGCTGAACAGATTGATAAAAACAGTGCTAGAGCGCTGATTAAAGCGGGGTTCCCTGCTATTCCTGAATCCTTAATTGATGAAATGCTAGGGGGAATGCCTACCCCTATCGCATCACTTAAGCAAATGCCCAGTAAAACCATGGAGCTGACCCCGCTTACTCAGTCCCTTGCTAATGCCGCAGGGGCACAGCTGGATGCGGAGATCACAGGTATTGCCGCGTTAGTTGAAAAGGCTGAAAGCTGGGATCAAATCGAGCAAGTGCTAATAAATGCCTACAGCAACCAAGGAGCGGCAAAGCTGGCGGCGATTATGCAGCAAGCCATGTCTACTGCTGCGTTGGCTGGTCGCTATGATGTGGAGCTTGGTAACTAATGTCTCCAAAATCAGTGCCGTCAAAATCCGTGCCCTTAAAATCACCGCCCACAGCCCAATACGGCGGCGTACAATTTCAACAGGCTATCGACTTTTTTCGGCAAAAGTTGAATATGCCAACGCAGGCGTGGGATGACTTGTGGGGTGGAATGCACAGCCGTGCTTTTGTGGTGGCAGGGGCACAAAAGGCCGAATTGCTTACCGACTTACGACAATCGGTGGATAAGGCCATAAGCGAGGGCATGAGTTTAAACGAGTTTAAAAAGCAGTTTAAAACCATAGTGGCCAAGCACGGTTGGGATCATACGGGTAATGCCGACTGGCGAGCGCAGATTATTTACGATACCAATATGCGCCAAAGCTACAACGCGGGGCGCTGGGATCAACTGCAACAATTCCCCTACTGGCAATATAAACACGGCCATAGCGCCACCCCAAGGCAAGATCATTTACGTTGGCACGATATGGTGTTGCCAGCGAGTAGCCCGTGGTGGACAACGCATTTCCCACAGAACGGTTGGGGCTGCACTTGCTCGGTACGCGGGATGACTGAGGGCCAACTCAAACGCCAAGGTTTAAGTGTTAGTCAATTGCCCGCCGATGAAAGCTATGAATGGGTAAACCCTAAAACGGGTGAAGTACTTAAGGTGCCTAAAGGGATTGACCCTGGCTTTGATTATTCACCAGGGCAAACCCATTTAGGTCAGCAGCTTACCGACAACGCTATGGCGCAATGGCGTGCGATTAAAAGCGAAGCCTGGGAACCTCTCACCGCTGGGAACTGGCGAACCGCAGGCCGACCTGAGTTATTACCCTTACACCCTAATACTGTGGCCTTGGCCGACAAGGTAAGCACGCAAGCCGAATTACAAGCCTTAGCCACTCAGGTACTCGGTGGGGCTGATACCGTGTGGCAAAGTGGCCCTTACCCTGTGTACGTAAATGCCGCAAGTTTAGCCAAACATATCGATATCGCCCGCGCTCCTTTGCTGCCGCTATTACCCGAAGTGTTAACCCAACCTGATGAAGTATGGGCATCGTTTGAGCGCCACAAAGGCACGGGCAAGATTGAGTTACGTTGGCGGATTATTCGGATGGTTAATGCGGGTAAGTACAAGGGGCAATTAGTCGTAGCGCAAGTGGCTAAGGGCGTGTTGGAAGCATGGACATTTATCCCAGTAAAGCAACTGAACTATATAAATGGACAGCGACAAGGGATGTTGATTTACAGCGCAAAGGAATGATTTAGGATCTTGCATAGTCTCGGCTATGCAGACAGCGGTTTACGGTATTGAGCCGAGCCTCACCTTCACCACTTGAACACTTAAGAGCATAGCACATGGCTGGTACACAGATCACTATTACTGAACAGGGTTTTGATGGTGCGGTTACTGCATTTCAACAGTTGATTGATCGAGGTCAGAATTTACAACCTGCTTTAAATGCAATTGCAGAGTATCTCAGAGGAAGCACCCAAGACCGCATTACCGCAGGAGAATCCCCTGACGGAACCCCATTTGCGGCGCTGAGCGATTATACCCTTAGTGTCAAAAGCCGTAACCAAGACAAGATTTTGATTGAGCGGGGTTACCTGTATAACTTGGTTTACCAAACCACCGAAGACCAAATGCAACTGGGTAGCACTATGGTTTATGCCGCGATGCATCAATTTGGTGGCACTACCGCGCCCAATAGCATGATCCCCAATAAAGCGATCCCAGAGCGTCCTTATTTGGGGGTTAGCGAAACCGATGAGGCCGAGATTATTGCCACCATTGGCGACTATTTAATGACTTAGGGCTTATTTACTGCTTGAGCGCCTAAAACGCGATTTAAGCGACGCAATACACAACTTGGTATAACGGCTTATCTAAAAACCACTTAAACGATTTCAGGAGGATTTAAACGGGTTTTAAACTGGGTTATGCTGCCGACCCATATTGAAACAAGTTAACTATCTATAAGGATATGCATGTGAAAAAGGCTTTACTCATTTTACTTGTTGCTTCGCTTACCGCTTGCGCTTCGCCAACCAGAACCGACACCGAAGAATTTACGGTTATTTCATCCGGCAACATTATGCCTAATAACGTGGCCCACTTTGTTGACTGTTTAACGGATGGTTTTAATAAAGCCCATTGGGGCGGGGTAAACATTGAGGTTCGTCAATCAACCCGCGCTACAGGGTTTAGAGTTGAAACCTATACAGGAACGATGAACTACCTGATTATGAGCGCCGATGTAATGAATGATGGCAAGGTTGCATTGTATGAGAGTAGTGCTGCGGCGCTCATTAATACCACTGGTGAAGTGGAAGCGTTTAAAGGTTGTTTAAGCCAATATCAAATCCAAATTAATTAATCCCGAAACCTTTCCAATCCGATAGTTTTACCGCTCACCACAGAATGGGTACTCACGTTAACTGAGTACCCATTTTTTATGCCTAGATTAAACGAGATTGCCATTGCTGTTGCTGCACTTTCAGTGAAAGCCTCTGCGTCAGAGACTGTGGGCACAGTGGCGTGCTCGCTAGCGCTAGAGCCTGGCGATACCAGTGTGCAGTTGCTCCCAGATGGACTGTTTAAGGCCACGGATGGCCGCCCATTCGATGTACCCACTGGCCAATGGCTAATGAATGATGCCGCTTGGCAATCTATCCAAGCCGCAGCCATGGCTCAAGTGAACGACTTTCACTTTGACTATGAACACCAAACCCTCAACGCTGAGAAAAACGGCCAACCCGCCCCCGCTGCGGGCTGGTTTAAAGGCAGCGCATTGCGTTATGTGCCTGGGGAAGGTTTGTTTGCTAATCCGGTGGAATGGACACCTAAAGCCAGCGCCCACATTGCAGCCAAAGAATACCGCTATATCAGTGCGGTATTTTCCTACAGCAAGACAACAGGCCAAGTGCTAGAGCTGCTGCACGTGGCCCTCACCAATCAACCCGCGCTCGATGGTATGCGTGCCATCGCCGCACTTAAAAGTTCTACACCTTACAACCCCACTAATGGAGACAACACCATGAATGAAGAGCTACTGCGCCTACTCGCAGCGCTCGGGATCAGCGTCGAGGGGGTAAACCTCGAAGATGCTGCCGCCCTAAAAGCGCTGATTGATAAGGCCATTGCCGCCATTAAGGCAAACACCGATTCGGCCACGGCCGCAGCAACAGAAATTGCAGCGCTCAAGGCCAAACCAACTGGTATCGATCCATCTCAGTTTGTGCCTGTTGCGGCCTTTAATGAGTTGCAAGTGCAGGTGGCCGCACTCAGTAAGCAAGCGGGCAGCGATGCTGTGGCCGAGTTGCTGGACAAAGAAAAGGCCAAGATCTACGGCAAATCTGACCGTGAGTGGTTAGAAACCGTGGGTAAAGAAAAAGGCGTGGCAGCCCTTAAAGCCATGCTTAACGATCGCGTGGCCATTGCGGCACTCACCACCACCCAAACCACCACTACGACCACAGACCTTGATAAAGACAAGGGGTTAGCCGCCTTAACAGCGGAAGACAAAGAGGTCGCCGACTTACTTGGCATTAGTCACAAAGACTTTGCCGCTTCTAAACAGGGGTAATTGACCAATGATTATTACACCAGCAACCCTCACCGCCCTGATGACAGGCTTTAATCAGTCATTTGAAAAGGGCAAGAGCCAAGCCGCAAGCCAATACAGCAAAATTGCTACAGTGATCAAATCGACCAGTAAGTCCAATACTTACGGTTGGTTAGGTAAGTGGCCTAAGTTCCGCGAATGGATTGGCGATCGTGTGATTAACGATATGACCGCTAGCTCTTACGCGGTAATTAACAAGCCCTTTGAATCTTCGATTGGTGTTGATCGTGACGATATTGAAGATGATGAAATTGGTGTGTATGCGCCAATGTTTGAGGAAATGGGCCGTTCCTCTGAAGTCTTCCCTGACGAACTGCTGTTCCCGATGCTCGATGCGGGCACCAGTAGCTTGTGTTACGACGGGCAAAACTTCTTTGATACCGACCACCCAGTGTACGCCAATCACGATGGTACAGGCGCTGTGACCAGCGTCAGTAACTACGATAACAACGGTGGTGCACCGCAAACCAAGTGGTACTTACTCGATACCACCCGCGCTTTAAAGCCGCTGATTTATCAAGACCGTAAGGCAATGCAGTTTACTGCCATGACCAAGCTGGATGATGAAGCGGTATTTACCTCTAAACAGTTCCGCTATGGCGTAGATTGCCGTGCTAACGGCGGTTACGGCTTCTGGCAAATGGCCTATTGCTCCACCAAGCCATTAACCGCCGCCAATATTTGGGCCGCAATCCAAGAAATGCGCGGGTTTAAAGCCGATGGCGGCAAGCCATTGGGTATCAAGCCCAATATGCTGGTGGTACGCGGTACTCAGCAACAGGCCGCACTCGAAGCCATGAAGCAAACCATTAATGGCGACACCAACACCTTGGCAGGTCAGCTCGAAGTGTTAGTGGCTGATTATATGTAGGAATAAGGACGCTCTGCGATTAGAGCGTCACGTCATTCCTTCAAGGGCCTAGTGTCTAGGCCCTCGTATTTCTTAGGAGAACCCATGTTATGTCTCAGAAAACGATTGTTGTTACTTGCCGTGCCCATGATGGCTATCGCCGTGCGGGTGTCGGATTTGCTAAAGGCAAAAATGAATTTGAAGCAACGGCATTTACCGATGCTCAGTTACAAGCCATTAACGCTGACCCCCGTTTGGTGCTTAGCATCGAAGAAGCTGCACCTGCAAGCTTACCTAGCGCGGGTGACACCAGCACGGTTGGTGTGGCACAAACGCAAGGGAGTGTGGGCACTGCAAATAGTGCAGATGGTGTAACCACCACTGAGTTAACTGGCACGATTGGCGGCGTCGTAACCCAGGATGGCGAGCAAAAGAGCTTGGCTGATATGACAGTTCCTGAGCTGAAAAAGCTGGCTGAGTCATTAGACGTTGTCGGTTTTAAGAGCATGAACAAACCTGATTTAGTTGCTGCCATTGCGACAGTTCAGGTGCAAGTGCCTGCCGATGCCCAGAATGATGCCACTAGCGATGCGGCCACAGCACTGACCACTGAGCAAGGTGCATAACGATGAGCTACGCCACGCCCTATGCGACCCTAGCCGATATGCAAAACCGCTTTAGCGAGGCTGAGCTTATTGATTTAAGTGATCGTAGTGGCGCTGGTGTGATGGATAGCGCGGTGATTGATGCCGCGCTTAATGATGCGAAAGCCACGATCGATGGCTATTTAGCCGCACGTTATCCATTGCCCCTTGCAACTGTGCCCGATGTATTAAATCGGGTGAGTTGCGACTTAGCCCGTTACTACCTATACGACGAGCGAGCAACGGAGCAAGTCACCAAGCGCCACGATGATGCACTTAAACTGCTAGATAAAATCAGCAATGGCTCAGTGACCTTGGGCTTACCTGTGACAGACACGCCAGAAGGTAGCAATACCTCCGAGGTGCAATCGGCAGGCTCTGTTTGGTCACGCCAGTCAAGCAAGGGGTTTGTATGATCTCTATACCTGATTTGATCATCGCCCGCCTTAAGACTCAGTTCGTTGATGTTGAAGGCTTAATCGCGCTCAGTGACTTGCAGGATAAAAACGTACCACGGCAAAAACTGTTTGTGCTCGATTTACAAGAGCGTGTAGGCCCGTTAGTTGAAGGCATGGGGCTTTATCGCCAAAACATCGCCACAACAATTGGTGTGCTGCTGGTCGTGCCTGCCCGCAATAATGCCCAGCCTGATGTGATTGCAGAGCGAAACCAGATCCGCCAGCTGCTCTATGGCTGGGAACCCCATGAAGATTACACGCCGCTGTACTTAAGCGGTGGCCAGTTACAACCATCGCGCCCAGGCACAGTTGCTTGGCTCGATAAATTTACGACTGAATACACGGAGGACGCCATCGGCGTTTAACACTATGGCACGTAAAACACGTAAAAAAGCATTACTGTTTGCCCTTGAAGCCAGCTATGGCGTGGATGCGATAGCCGCAGGCGTCCCCGTGGCTGTGCTCGGGCGAGATGTCAAAATCGTCCCTATGGCTGGGGACAATACCGAGCTGAAGTATGACGACGGCAAACTCGGCAATAGCCCAGAACTGGCAACCGAGGTCTATGCCACGGTTGAATTTAGCGTGGACTTGGCCGGAAGCGGCACCGCGAACTTAGCCCCAGCATGGGCACCACTGGTGCAAGCCTGCTCACGGGATATTACCCCTGGTGCATCCAGTGTGGTGATGGCCATTAATGAAGACAGCACCGCCTCGCTGACAATGTACATGAACTACCACGGCGTACTGCATGCGCTATTAGGTGCCCGTGGCACCTTTAAAATCTCAGCGAAAGCCAAAGAACTGCCGAGCATTATGTTTACCTTTACGGGGTTATTTGTGCCCGTAACGGCCGCTGCTATGCCCGCCACCAACTTTGCCGCATGGAAAAAACCACAGCCAGTGGGCGTTAAACACAGCGCATTTTCGCTAGCGGGAGCTGCGGCCAAACTGATTAGCTTTGAGTATGACCAAGCCAACACGGTTGCTTATACCGAATATGTGGGCTTTGAAGAAGTGCTGATCACCGACTTTAAACCCAGCGGTAAGATCATTATCGAAGCGGCTAGTCTGGCCGAGTTTGACCCCTTTACCTTAGCCGCCAACAACACCGAAGTGGCGATGGAGTTTAGCCACGGTAGCGCCCTTAACCAAGTGGTTTGGAGCAGCTCACGGATTTCGTTAGGCCGTCCAGAGTATGGCGATCAGGATGGCACACTGACCTATGAAATCCCGTTTAAACCCATTTCAACCATCGATCAATTAACCACTAAATAGCACCAGGAGAACTTATGTTTGTCTTTACCAAAAAGCGGATTGTTAAAGAATGGCCCGCCACCCTCAAGGTATCGGGCGATAAAGGCCAAGTGACTGAGCACGAGATTACTGTCGATCTAGAGCTTATCCCTGAAGATGAATGGATTGCGCTGTTTCGTCAAAGCCCTAAAGCCGCATTTGATCGCGTGCTACTCGGGTGGAATGGCATTAGTGATGCGAATGGTGAACCTATGGAAGCCACCTTGGACAATCGCGCCGCGCTTTATCAATGGCAGCCATTTAGTTTGGCCGTCACCAATGCTTACCTTAGAGCCTCAACGGGCGAAGCCGCAAGAAAAAACTAACCGATGGGTTACGGGCGTTATATGCCCGTAACCCATTAACCGATAAAGAACAGCGCGAACTCGATGATGATTTAAAAGCCCTTGGGATTGAGGCTGACATCGAGGATGACGACCCAGAAGTACTCTTTTGGGATGAGCACCAAAGCGCCCTGGTATGGTGGTGTCAAGTCGCGGAGTTAATGCGCTGGCAAGGCCGCGTGTGTGAAGGGCTTGATATTGTGGCAGTGAAAGCCGATGCCGAGATGGCCGAGCGCCAGTACAGCAAGGATGATTATCTAAAACTGCGCCTTATCGCCACCACAGTAACTCACATTTTTAATGAGCAATTAGATGAATGATTTAAAACTTGCACTGACATTAACCGCCGACGGCCGCCAGCTGGTGACCGTGGTGGGTGGTGCGAAAAAAGAACTCATCGGCTTAACGGGTGAGTTACAGGCCACGGGCACAGCGGGTAAAACGGCTGCGGTAGGATTGGATAAAACGGCCACCTCGGCGGATGATGCACGGCAAAGCTTTGGTGGTTTATATCAATCCGCCCTTGCGCTTGCAGGTGGATTAACCGCCATGGATCTTATTGATCGCGCCGATGAGTGGGGGCAAATGGCGTCACGGATGAAGATGGCCACCACCAGTGCGGCAGAGTATGAATATGCTCAATCGCGCATGGTGGCCAGCGCCAACCAAACCTATCGCAGCCTGACNGAAACCCGTGAAAACTTTACTCGTATGTCGCCGATTTTGCGCGACCTTGGTTATAACCTAAACCAGTCCATTGATATTGTGGACAGCTACAGCGCCTTGCTAGTGACTAACGCCGCCAGCGCGGATAAAGCACAGCAGGCACAGGATGCCCTGTCCCAGTCGATTCAGAAAGGCAAGGTTGAGGCCGATGCCTGGCAATCTATCTTTGGGGTAATGCCGAGTATCCTCAATAACCTTACCGCCGCCACAGGTAAAACTGGCGCGGAGATCCGTTTATTGGGTACCTCGGGTAAGTTGTCGATTACCGACCTGACCAATGCATTGTTGCAATCGCACCAACAAAACCTTAAAGCCGTAGAAGATATGCCTACAGCGGTGCGAGATGCGCTGACGGCCCTGAATAATGTCTATAGCGATTGGATTGGTAAAAGCAACGAAACCTATGGTGTTACAGCCCACCTTGCGAGCGGTATTGTGAGCTTAAGTGAAAACTTTGGCACCTTATTAGATGTAGTTGGGACAGGGGCGGCCGTTGCTTTAGGGCGCGGAACAGCCGCACTAGGCACCCATACTTATAGTTTGATTGCCAATGAGGTGGCAAGCGCAAAAAATCGCGCCATGACGTTGGCCGCGGCTAAGGCAGAAGAAACTCGCCCTTAGCACTGAGAGCGTCGTCTATCTCAGCAGGTCAAGCCGTTGTTGCGGAGGCAAGGCTTACCGCAGCCCGTCAAGCAGTGACTGCTGCAACTACTTCAGCGACCTTAGCTGCCAGAACATACAACGCGACGATGGCATTATTTGGTGGTCCCGTTGGTATCGCCGCGATGGCGGGATTAGGGCTTCTTTATTGGGCTAGCGGCGCACGCGATGCAATTAACTCAACCAATGAGCTGAGCGACTCAATGGAAACATTGGTCGGGAAGTATCAGCAATTATCAGAGCTTGAGCGTCAATCCAAAGTGCGTGTACTTGGTACTGAAATGAAGTCATTGCGGGATGAGCTGATTGCAACCTCCGCAGAGATCGATAGGCTCAATCGAGAACCAGCATTTGATGCATGGGGAGGAATGACGGGAAATTATGACCAAATAGAACGGCTAAAAGCTCGGGCAGAAGAATTAAATAAACAGCTAGATCTTGCCAGTAAAAAGCAGCAAGCCTTATTTACTGTAGGTATGCCCGAGATCAATGCATCACCTGGTCCAATTATTGACCCCAATCTCACTAAGACAGCGGCTGAAATGCTGATCAATTTGCAAAAGCAGTTAACGCTTTATGGTCAAACCTCGGAAGCAGCTAAGCTGCGTTATGAACTGGAAATGGGGGCGCTTAAAGGGCTTGATCCACTAATGGCCGACAAGCTTTCAAAAGTTGCAGCTGATTTGGATGCAGCCAAGGCTTCAGAAGAACAAACCAAGAAAAATAAAGACGCTGAGAAGCAGCGCGAAGATCAACTTAAAACCTTACTAGGCGCGATTGACCCCGTTACCGCTGCGGCCAAGGAATATGCAAAGCACGAAGCCTTATTAAAATATCATTTTGAATTGACTAACATGCCAATTGCCGAACGTACTCGCTTGCTGGCCCAACTTAAGAACCAGTATGAAGCGGCTACGCCATATAGTCAGTTACAAAATCAACTTAATCCTAAATATGCCGAGCAACAGACACATAGCAATAACCTAGATGTGCTCAATACCGAGTTGAACAATACCCCTGAATCAGAGGTGGCCAAGCGTGCACAGATTAATGCCCTGATAGAAGCCGAACAGCGGCGACATGCTGAGGCCATGATGAGTATTAATGGCGGGATGACATCACAGTTTGATGCTATGTGGTCAGAAACTTTTGATCGATTTGCCGCAGGAATGGGCACGGCTACTGCCGATGCTTTATTTGAATCAAAGGATTTTAGTGAAGGATTACAGCAGCTCACTAAAGGAGCCATTAAGCAAGTCGTAGCGGGCCTAGTAGAGATTGGCGTAAAAAAGGTTGCGATGGCTGCTTTAGATAAAGGGCTTATGGCAACGTCTGCCGCAACAGCTAAAACGACAGCCTCAACAACAGGGACATCGATAGCAACATCAATGGCACCTGCCGCAGCGACATCCGCAATGGCATCATGGGGTAGTAGTGCAGTTGTTGGTATGGCTGCCATGACGGCTGCATTGGCATTATTGCCAAGCATCATCGGCAAGTTTCATGGCGGAGGTACGATCCCACGTGAAGGCACCTATTTACTTGATGGTGGAGAAACCATATACACCCGCAAACAGCAACAAACCTTGATGAATGCTATGCAGGCGACAGCGAATGGAGGTGGTAATGGCCGAAGTGTGATGGTACAACAAAGTAACACTATAGTTGTGCAAAACGAGGCTCAAGCCAATTCGTTGCAAGAAGTGTTACCCATGTTAGTGAGAATGACCAAAGCCGCCGTGGTTGATGATATTAATATGCGTGGAGATACGTGGACTTCTATTCGTGGGTAA